TACTTATGGAACCGGAGGATCCGGAACCGATATTGTTTTAACAGACACCACGGGTTTCACAAGCGCTGGTACGATTCTTGTTGAATCAGAACTTATTACCTATACCGGTATTACCAGCAACACCTTGAATGGAATTACACGGGGCACCAATGGAACGTCGACCGCGGCCCATTCTGATGGAGTCACTACTTATGATGCCACAACCTATGTGGGATGGGGCAGTGCCAGTGCTTCTTCCAATATTGTTATTGAGCCAGCTCAATGGAGACTTCTGAACTATGGCGAAAATCTATTGGCTTTAGTTCATAATAAGAAAATATTTCAATGGACACCTTCCATTCCTAATTTAAGTGTACGAGCGGTTTTAGTATCAGGTTCAGAAGTTCCTACTGCTTCAAGGGATATGGTTCTTTCGACACCTGATCGTCATTTAATTTCAATTGGAACTGAAACCACTTTACAAACTGCCTCGACTCAAGATGATATGTTTGTCCGATGGTCTAATCAAGAATCTACAACGGTCTGGACCCCTACTAAAAATAACACTGCTGGTAGTCAAAGACTAACAGACGGTTCTAAATTAATAGGAGGGATTGTAGGAAAGAGTGCAGTTTATATCTGGTCAGATACAGCGATGTACACCATGAAATTTATTGGTCCTCCTTTAACCTTTGGTTTTACTCAGGTCGGAACGAACTGTGGAATGTCTAGTCAGCATGCTGCAGCAGAAGTTGATGGTATTGCCTATTGGATGGGACCGACAGGGTTCTATCGCTATAACGGAGGTCGAGTGGAATTGATGCCTTGCCTGGTTGAAGATTATGTTTTTGAAGATATTAATGTAAATGCCAATCAACAAATTCATGTAGCCGTCAACGCTTTATTCGGAGAGATTACCTGGTTTTATCCAAGTAGTAGTTCAAGTTATGTTGATCGATCGGTGACTTATAATTATTTAAATTCAAATCCTCAAAATCAAATCTGGACGACTTCTTCTTTAGCTCGTTCAACGTGGAGTATTGAAGGCGTCTTTAGCAAACCTCATGCAACTGAATTCAAGAGTGCTGTGGCTCCAACCAATCCTACGGTCGTAGGTATTTCTAATGGAGCTAGTTATTATTGGCAACAAGAAAAAGGAACCGACGAAGTTTTTGCCGATGGAACCACGAATGCTATTGCCGCTTATGTTGAATCAGGAGATTATGATATTAGTCAACAAGAAGGTATTGGAGGTCATGGGGAATATATGATGAGGGTCTCCCGAATCATTCCTGACTTTGGTTCTCAAACCGGGAATGCTGAAGTCCGTTTAAATTCTAAAGCCTTTCCAAGTAGCACGGCTGTTTCAACTTCCTATGTTGTTACGACCGCGACCACTCAAGTTTATACACGTAAGCGGGCACGACAAATCGCTCTTAAAGTAGGCAACATAAGTACCGGACAAACTTGGCGAATGGGAACGTTTAGATTAGATATCCACGCAGGCGGCCGAAGATAAAATGGTAAATTTTTTGCGCCCCATCTCTATATCCTATATTTTAATGGAGGAAACATGGCAAAAATAGCAGAACTTATCGCCGATATAATTGGCCCTGAATTTAGTCGCGACAATGTTCAAAACCTTGCCAATAATGTAGGCTCCGTTGTACAAAAATTAAATACCACATATCAGCAACAACTCATCGATGAATATGAAGCCTTTACTTTGTTTATGAGTTAGGGTAAATTATAGGAAAAGAAGAAATGGCAAATACATATAAAAATAGTATCAGCGTAGTTTCAACGACAAACATTACCAGTGTTTATACTTGTCCCGCAGAGACTGTGGCTTTAGTTAAATCTGTTGCAGCTTATAATGCTCATGCATCGGCTGCTGCTGATTGGACTTTAACGTTATACGATGCCAGTGCTACCTCGAATGTTATTTATGCAAAAGCAGGCAGTAATGCTGCCGCAGCTAAAGTAGAATTTTTAGAAGGAGATAGTAGTACTCTTTTAGTTTTAGAAGAGAGTGATGCTTTAAAGTTTACAACGACCGTCACCAGTGCTAATATATCCATTAGCGTATTACAACAGGATAGAACCTAATGCCATTTAAAGAATCAGGAACCGTGGTAGATCAGATTGAAGTAGATGGAAAACTAGTTCCACGCTATCGATGTGAAACTGAAGTTACCTTAACGAACACACAAACGAAGAAAGAATATATGTCAGATAAAGAAGCAGAGGACGATGTGAAAGATCCTAATACAGCTACAAAAGAAGAGCATATTAGACGAGATGTTAAAGTCACCGTCCCTAAAATGGTTATTGGGAGTGGGACTTTAAACAATGGATCCTAAAGGAGGAACCGAGTTACAGTTCGATGAACTTAAGAAAAGACTTCCGGAACACTACTGGAAAAAAATTAATCTTACGACATCGGTCCCTGAAAAAACGCCTCTTCAAACAGGCAAACTTAATATTTTATGGATAAAAAATTCTTATGATCAACCCAACGTTCAGCCCTGGTTTTCAAAACCGGAGAACCATATTAAGTATGATTGGTATATTTTTAATTCTCATTGGACTTTTGAAAAGTATAGGCTTTATTTTAACCTTCCTACTAGTCGTTGTCGTGTTATTAAGAACGCCTTACCCAAAGTTGAATGGCGTCAACGATCCCGATATAAAGCAGATCAACCCTTAAGACTTATTCATGTTTCAACGCCCTGGAGAGGACTTAATGTTCTTCTAGCAGCGATGCATCATGTTGTAAGCAATGAAATTCAACTCGATGTTTATAGTTCTACCCAACTTTATGGAGATAAATTTAAAGAGGCCAACGAAAAACAATATGAAACTATTTATAATCATGCACGTAAAATGGATAATGTAAATTACATAGGTTACAAACCTAATATAGAAATTATTGATGCCATGCAGGCCACCCATGTCTTTGCTTATCCGTGTATCTGGGAAGAAACTTCATGCATCTCGGCGATTGAAGCCATGGCCGCGGGAAATATTCCCCTGGTCACCAACTTCGGAGCCCTTCCAGAAACCTGTGGAGACTATGGCTACTACGTTAATTATGATACCAATCCCAAAAAGCTAGCTGAAGAATTTGCAGCTCATCTCCTTTATATTAAAAGAATTTTACCAACCGATGAGATCCAACAACGTCTAGAAAACCAACGTCAACATTTCAATCATTTTTATAATTGGGACGAACGTATTAAAGAATGGATTGCTTTTTTAAACAATGCTTTAGCAGCGAAAGGAATTTCTCATGAAGCTGAATGATGGGTTGTTAACCGAAGATAAATTTGAAGAAGGCTCTAAACTCTTTCCTCAAAATACAGTCGATGGAACTAAACTCATTGAGGAACCAGCTCAAGTTACGACCCCCAATAGTTTATTCGTAGTGACGCCTTGCATGGGAACGTTAGTTCTTTCCTATGTTAAATCAGTCTTAGAACTTCAAGCCATTTGTTTTCATAAGAAGATTCAAACTAAATTTCACATGGTTCACTCCTCCTTGGTTACCCAAGGAAGAAATCTATGTGTTAAGGATTTCCTTAATTCTAATTGTTCCCACATGTTATTTGTAGATTCAGATATTGAATTTGATCCTACTTCGATTCCGGTCATGATGGCGCACGACAAGGATATTGTTTTAACTCCTTATCCCATGAAGGTTTTTGATTGGGATAAAGCACGAAGACAGGCGGCTAAATCAGGTAAACCTATAGAAGATTGTCCTCATTATTTTTGCCTAGAGTTTCCTAATAGAAATAAAATTGAAAGCAAGGGAGGCTTATGTGAAATCATTCGCGGACCTGCAGGATGTATGCTTATTAAACGAGAGGTCTTTGAAAAGATGATGAAGGCCTATCCTAAGTTAAAAATTAAACAAAAACAATTGGTAAACGGACTCATGTCAACGAGTGAAAACGTATGGAATTTCTTTGATACGGATTTCAATGCTGAAACAGGAGTCTTTTTAGGGGAAGATTATGCCTTCTGCAAACGCTGGGTGGACATCGGAGGCAAGATATATGCCAACGTAGATGCCTATATTACCCATTACGGGACCCATGGTTTTCGTGGAAGATTCATTGACGAAGGCAAAAAAGTAAAGTAAGTATATAGTTACAGGGTTTTTTCAGGATTTCCCTTCAACCTGCTATCACAAATTACAAGGAAGTTTATGGGATTATTTAAATCACTAGGAAGAATTGTCAAAAAAGCTACCAAGCCAGTTAAGAAGGTCCTTAAGAGCCCGGTAGGTAAAGCTGCATTGTTAGGACTCGGTGCTTATTATGCACCTAGTTTTTTAGGAAAGATGGGAATAGGCGGAGGTAAAGCCGGTTTTGGATGGATGAAAAATTTGGGAGCAATGAAGCCCTGGAAGATGGGAGCTGCAGTAGGGCTTGGAAGTTTAGCACTTTCAAAAATGGCTCCTGAAGAAGAAGAGGAAGAAGAAACCATTGACACAGGCGATGGTCAAAAGTATTATCTTAGAGCTCGACAATTTTTCCCAGAATTTAGAGACGACACACCACTGTTTGCAAGTCAAGGTGGAAGAGTAAAGGCACAAGGCGGTATGTACACAGGCAATATGAATTCACAAGGATTAGGCTCTTTAAATGAGATGGCTATGGGCCAACAAGAAAACCCCATGGCTCAACAAATTGACCCGCGAGCCGAGCTCCAAGAACAAATGAACCCGGCAAATAGAACGAACGCTGAACAAGGAATTTTACAACTTGCTCAAAATGAACAGAATCAATCAGAGACCGATCTTATTCAATTAATTAAAATGTTAGTGTCCATGGGAGTTCCTATGGAACAATTAAGAGGAAGAACCAGAGAAGAATTAGTTGAATTAGTCGTACAGCTTTCAGGCGGAGAAGGAATTGAAAAGGATACCGTAAGAGAAGAAGAGGAAGTCGTTCAAGCAGCACAAGGTGGAAGAATCGGATACGATATAGGTGGAGCACCGCATAGTGAAGTCGTTGAAGAACAAGAAGATATTGAGGTTGCAGGAACCGATACTCCTATACTAGAACTGGAAGATTTACCAAAATTATTAGAAGATTTTTATGAAATATTTGGACGTTCTCCTACCAGCATAGATGAATTAAAAAGTTGGGCTGCAAATAGAACAACCGAAGCCCCTGAAGAAGTGGTTGAAGAACAGGTTGTCGAAGCTAATACTGGAGGACTCATGAGAACCGGGTATGCTTTAGGATCAGAACATCCAATCATTCCATCTAAGGATGGACAACAATTAGATATGAGAGAAACAGGAGGCTATCAGCCTCATGGTAAAGCAGAGAAGCACGACGATGT